ACATGATATTGTTCGCCAAGAAATTGAAACTCGAGTCTAGATGGAACGAGTTGTTTCTTGAAAATAAGGGACAAATAACTGCTGAGATGTCGGTTCTAGGAGATGAGATCAAACAAACAATAAGATCGATTCTTAGAGAACAAGAGGCAAAAGTTCATACCAACGAAAACGATTACGAAGTACATCTTTACGCTGGTTAATTAAAGCTTAAATATCGTTAGAAACGATCTTTTTACCTTAGGGATATCTTGCGCTTTTCTATAATTTGATATATAAATCAATCACTATACAAATTAAATCAGAACATAGACGCGTATAGTCGACGGCCTAGAGACTATGTTCAAAACTAGGAGGATATAATTATGGCAAATACTACATTTACAGGTCCGGTTAGATCGGAAAACGGTTTTTCTACAATCGTTAAAAGTTCTACTACTGGAGCTATTACTAACTCAATGACTTTTTCTGAGTACACTGCAACAGTAACTGTTGCTAATGGTCAAACTACAGGAAAAGAAGCAGCAATCGGTATTCCTGCAAACTTCATCCCTATGGGTGTTGTTATTGCATGTACAACTGCAGCTACAAATGCTGTTAACTTAGTTGACATTGGAACTGATGCAGACACAGATGGTTTCGTAGACGGAATCACTGCTGCTGTTAACTCAACTGGTTTCAAAGGATTTTTCCCTTGTAACGGTGTGTTAGGAATGTCAGGTGGAGCAACTACTGCTGCAACTGCAACTCCTGATGAAGTTGAAGTTGTATTAAGTGGTGACCCAGGAGCAACTGGTGCAACTGTTGTACTTAAGTTCATTGGTGTTGCTGGTTCTTCAGACGCTAGTTAATAAATAATTCTTGTGGGCCTTCGGGCCCACATAAAAATTTAAGGAGAAAAACTTATGGCATCAAAAGGTGATATACAAGCTACAAGATCAACTGCAGCAGCAGGTGCTACTGCAATTGTTGCACAACCAATAAGACTAAGAGGTATTATAATTGCTTCTGATGGTGTTGGTGCAGGTGTTTTAGAACTTACAACTACTTCAAATTCAGGAACTACATTATTTATTGGTGATGTTCCAAACGGAGATGTAATTAATTTATCTTTTCCAGAAGATGGAATTTTATTTCCAAAAGGAATTTATTGTAAAACTAAAACAAACATTGCAGCTTATACATTATTAACAGATAAATATTCTGGTCCTAATTTATCAGCTTAGGAGGATAAATGGCTAATACTACCTCTGGAACAACTACGTTCGACAAAAATTTTTCTATTGATGAAATAATAGAAGAAGCTTACGAACGACTTGGAGTACAAGGAGTTTCTGGTAATCAATTAAGACTAGCTAGACGATCTTTAAATATTATGCTTCAGGAATGGGGCAATAGAGGTATTCATTATTGGGAAATAGCAGATACTAATATTGATCTTGTTCAAGGACAAGCTGAATATGATTTTTTTAGAGCAAGTTCCGATGGTACAAGTGCCACTACAGCTCCAACAAATGGTATTTATGGAATGTCAGATATTTTGGAAGCTCAATTAAGACAAAATTATAATACAACAACTCAATCTGATTCACCAATGGTAAAAGTAGATCGATCTACTTATGCTGGTTTTTCAAATAAACTTTCTCAAGGAACTCCTAATCAATATTGGGTTGAAAGATTTATTGATAAAGTAAGAGTACACATTTACCCAACTCCTGATGCAACAACTGCTGCATATTATATGCATATGTATTATATTAATAGAATTCAAGATGTTGGTGATTATACAAATGCAACTGATGTACCATTTAGATTTGTACCTTGTATGGTAGCAGGACTATCTTATTATTTAGCTATGAAATTTAATCCACAATTAATGCAACCCATGAAACTTGTTTATGAAGATGAGTTTCAGAGAGCTTTACAAGCGGATGGATCTGCATCAAGCACTTTCATTACCCCTAAAGCTTATTACCCAGGAGTTTAATGTCAAAATTTGCAACAGGTAAACATGCAATAGCAATATCAGATAGATCAGGTGCTCAATTTCCATACAGAGAAATGGTAAAAGAATGGAATGGTTCTTTAGTTCATTACACAGAGTATGAGCCTAAACAACCACAACTTGAACCTAAACCTGTTTCAGCAGATGGTGTTGCATTATTAAATGTTAGACCTGCAAGAACAGAACCAGCAACTACAGTTAGTATACCTGATAATGGTTTTGAAACTTATCAAGCTGGATCAGGAATTATAAATGTTTATTCTCCGGGTCATGGTTTAACTGATTCAACAACTTATGTTTTTAGAGGAGCACCAACAGTAGGTGGTAATTATGCAAACCCTAGTGACTTTGATGGAATTACAGGAGCAAATATTGCAAATCCATCTGGATATACTATTAGAACAGGTCAATTTATTAGTGGTGTAAGAGATGCATCTACTGATTATTTAGCTACTAACTTTTTCTATTTTACAGTTAATACAGATACTGCTACAATTGGAAATATAAAAGGAGGAGGTTACGGATGCTCCGTGGGCCCTGTAACAATATCACCATGATAAGAAAAATTAAAAATTTTATTTGTTCATTATTTAACATTAAGCAATGTGCTTGTCCTGAAGAAGATGAACATTTAACTTTATACGTAACACCATCACAACATTGTGATAAACATGCTAAATATAAACATCGTTGTTTACAATGTCAGGAGGCAGTTAAATAATGAGTGGATTTACATATACAACATTAACAACTGCAATTCAAAACTATACCGAAGTAGATAGCAATGTTTTAACTTCTACTGTTACAGATGAAATTATTGAAAATGCAGAGTTTAGAATTTTAAGAGATGTACCTATTGATGCATACAAAAAACAATCAATTGGTAATTTAGTTACTGGTCAAACAACTATAAACGTTCCAGCTAAAACTTTATTTGTAAAAGGTGTACAAGTTTATGATTCTACTTCTGTTTCTACAGGAAGCAATACTTGGTTAGAAAAAAAAGATGAATCTTATTTACAAGAATATTCACCAGCAGAAACATCAACTGGTATGCCAAAATACTATGCTATGTTTGGTGGAGCAACTGGGGTAACAGACACCACTTCAGGAAGATTGTTCTTGGCTCCTGCTCCAGACGATACTTATGTATTTAAAATTCACTATGAGGCTATTCCTGATGGATTATCTAGCTCAAATGCAACGACTTATATAAGCCAATATTTTCCAAATGGCTTACTATATGCATGTTTAGTGGAAGCATATGGATATTTAAAAGGTCCAATGGATATGTTGACATTATACGAAAATAAGTATACACAGGAAGTACAAAAGTTTGCTGCAGAGCAACTTGGTAGACGTAAAAGGGACGACTACACAGATGGTACTGTTCGTATTCCAATTCCTTCACCGTCACCGTAATAGGAGATAAAAATTATGGCAATAACATCGGCAATTTGTACAAGTTTTAAACAACAAATTTTAGTTGGTACTCATGACTTTACAGCAACTACAGGTGATACTTTTAAACTTGCATTGTACACAAGTTCAGCAACTTTAGGTGCAGCAACAACTGCATATAGTGCTACAAATGAAATTACAAATGACGCTGGCTCTGCTTACGTTGCAGGTGGTCAAGCATTAACAAGTGTTACACCAACAACTTCTGGAACAACTGCGTTTTGTGATTTTGATGACATCTCTTGGACATCAGCTTCTTTTACTGCAAACGGTTGTTTAATTTATAATGATACTGTAGCAGGAGACCCTGCTGTTTGTGCAATCGCTTTTGGTTCAGACAAAACTGCAACTAACGGAACTTTCACAATTCAATTTCCAACAGCAGACGCAAGTAACGCAATCATAAGATTAGCTTAGGAGTAACCCATGTCGGGATGGGGACGATTTACCTGGGGCCAAGCTTACTGGGGTGAGGATGATTTACTCGCAACAGGTTGGGGTGCTAAACCTTATGGTACAAGTAACTGGGGAGATCTCTCTGGTGAAGTTGTAAGTCTCACTGGTTTACAAATTAATTCAACACTCAATCCTTCAGTTACATTTGAAATTTCTGGTTTAGTAGAACCACTAGGTATTGCTGCAACTTTCTCTATAGGTTCAATTACTAATGTTATTGATGTAACAACTTCTTTGACAGGAGAAGAAATTACTTCTGCACAAGGAACTATTACAACAGAAATTGCTGTTACTCCAACTATCACAGGACAAGAAATTGCAACTGCAGTTGGTGTACTAGATCCAGCAGACCAAGTACTAGGTTTAACAGGTCAACAAATTACATCAGCTCAAGGTACAGTGGTAGTACCAAATGAAGATGTAGCCATTACTGGTTTTGAAATTACTTCAGCTCAAGGAACTATTACTGTTGATACAATTACAGTTGTTGAACTAACAGGTATTGCTGCAAGCTTTAATATTGGAAGTGTAATCGTACCAAATGAAGATGTTACATTATCTGGTTTAGAAATAGAATCTACTCTAGGTATATTAGTTGGAACAGGATCGGTAGCAGTTCCTGTAACTGGAATCCAGTTCACTAGTTCTGTTGGAGCAATAGACCCTGCAGATGTGATGGGTTTAACTGGGGTTTCTTTCAGTTCCGCAGTAGGTACTATTAATCCAGTGGATCAAGTGATTGGTTTAACAGGTCTACAAATAACAGCTTCTGTAACACCACCATTTATTATCCATTATCAGAATGTTGACACAGGCTCAAATACATCATATAGTGGGGTTTCAACAGGTTCGAATACTTCCTATTCGAATGTTGCAAATGGCTCAAATACAAGCTATACAGATGTAGCAGCATAGGAGAAAAAATTTTATGGCATCAACATATACACCTCTTGGTATAGAACTAATGGCAACTGGCGAAAACGCTGGTACATGGGGAACTAAGACAAATACAAATTTAAGCCTGTTTGAACAAATCACAGGTGGCTTTTCACAAGTATCTATTGCAGGTGGTGCTCAAACTACTGCATTAACTGTCGTTGATGGCAGTACAACAGGAACAGCTCAATACAGAATGATTGAGTTCACAGGAACTATTACAGGAAATCAAATTGTAACTATTCCATTAGATGTCGAAACTTTTTATTTTTTAAGAAATTCAACAACAGGTTCTTTTACAGTTCAATTTAAATATACATCAGGTTCAGGAACAACAGCTACATTTGCAACAGGTGATAAAGGAGACAAATTATTATTTGCTGCAGCTAACGATGCAACCAATCCTGATATTAAAGAAATTTCATTAGCATCCCCTCCAGGTGGTTCAGATACACAAATACAATTTAATTCAGGTGGAACTGCTTTTGGTGGTTCTGCAAATTTAACTTGGGATGGATCAAACGTACAAATTGGTGCTCAAGGTGATTTAAGATTAGCAGATTCAGATAGTTCAAATTATATTGCAATTCAAGCTCCAGGAACTGTTGCTTCTAACGTAACTTTAACTTTACCAGATACTGCAGGTAGTGCAGATCAAGCTTTAGTTACAAATGGTTCAGGTGTTTTATCTTGGTCAACTATTTCAGGTGGAGCAGCATGGCAAGCGGTTATTACTGCAGACCCAGCAAACGCGGTTGCAGGTAATGGATATTTTTGTAATACAACAGGTGGGGCATTTACAGTGACTCTTCCAACTACTGCAACAATAGGTGATTTTATTTCATTCATTGATTACGCAGGAACATTTGATACTAACAATCTAACCATTGGCAGAAACGGACACAATATTCAAGGCACTGCTGCAGATTTAACTGTTGCTGTAGAAAGAGCTGGATTTACACTTGTGTATGTTGACTCAACTCAAGGTTGGCTATTAAAGGATAATTAACAATGGCTAGCTACAAACAGTTAGTCGGAACTCGGGTTCAGAACTTTACCAATGATCCCGACAATCCCATCGCAGGACAAGTTTGGTATAACGTTACTGCAGCAGAGTTCAGGTATCAGGAACAAGTAGTTGGGAATGCTTGGGCTACAGCTGCGCCTTTAAATAATGCAAGATCAGAATTAGGTAGTGCTGGCAGCACTCAAACATCTGCTTTAGCTTTTGGTGGTGCTGGAGGTGGACAATATACAGAATCTTATGATGGATCAAGTTGGACAGAATTAGCAGATTTAAATACAGCTAGATCAGATTTAGCAGGAGCAGGTGTAGACAATACATCAGCTTTGGCATTTGGTGGAGATACACCAGCACCTCGATCAGCATTGACAGAAAGTTGGAACGGATCAGCTTGGACTGAAGTAAATGATCTAAATACTGCTAGACAATCTAATGCAGGAGACGGAACGCAAACATCAGCTTTATGTTTTGGTGGACTAGATGCTTCTCCAGCAAATACAGCTTTTACAGAGTCTTGGAATGGCACAAGTTGGACTGAAGTTAATGATATGAATACTGCTAGAAGAGCATTAGGAGCATCGTGCGCTGATAATACAGCTGGTTTAGGTTTTGGTGGATACACTACAGCCAGAACTGCAGTAACAGAATCCTGGAATGGAACTTCTTGGACAGATGTTGCTGATATGAATACGGCTAGATATGGTTTAGGAGGAGCAGGTATACAAACTTCTGCATTAGGTTTTGGTGGAAATGATCCAACAGGTGATGTAGGATTAACAGAATTATGGAATGGTTCAATTTGGACTGAAACAAATAATTTAAATGTTGCAAGAAGAAGATCAGGTGAAGCTGGAACTCAAACAGCAGCTTTAGCATTTGGAGGAGCTACTCCTGTATCGAATGTAGCTAATACAGAAGAATGGAACGCAAGCATTAATCTAGGAGCTTGGTACACGGGTGGGAATATGAATACAGGAGGAGGTTATATTGGATCTGCTGGTGCTTCTACTAGAGATTCATCTTTTAACTTTGGAGGAGCATCTCCTCCTGGTGTTTACGTTGGCACAGCAGAATTATATAATGGAAGTGCTTGGGCAGAATTAAATGATTTAAATACAAGTAGAGCTAATTTAAATGGAGCAGGTACATCAACATCTGCCTTAGCTATTGGAGGAGAAATATCTCCTAATCTACAACAAGTTTTAAATGAAAGTTGGAATGGTTTAGCTTGGACTGAAGTTGGAGATTTAAATACTGCTAGAAGAGCATTAGGTGGATCTGGATCTGATAATACAAGTGCATTAGCATTTGGAGGAAATGCTTCTCCAGCACCAGGAACACAAACTGTTACCGAATCTTGGAATGGTTCCGCTTGGACTGAAGTAAATGATTTGAACACAGGAAGAAATGGTTTAAGAGGTTGTGGAACTAGTACAGCAACTTTAGCATTTGGTGGCTATGATGGTGGTGCTCAAACAGGAGCTACAGAGTCTTGGAATGGAACCAGCTGGACAGAAGTAAATGATTTAAATAGTGCTAGAACTTATCCTGGAGCTGCAGGGACTTATACAGCAGCGTTAGCATTTGGTGGTTCACATCCAGTTGCAGCTAATACTACAAGTACAGAATCTTGGAATGGAACAAATTGGACTAATGAAAATAGTTTATCTACTTCAAGATTTGCATTTGGAAGTTCAGGGACTCAAACAGCCGCATTAGCAGCTGGAGGAAATACCCCTCCAGGATCCTACATAACAACAACTGAAGAATGGAACGGCACAGGTTCATTAACAAGAACAATAACATCAACAACTGAATAAGGAGGAAACTATGGCAAAAACATATCAATACTGCGTAGCAGAAAACTGGGGGAAAGGCTTCATTGACCACGTTGAGTCAATCAAGATTACTTTCAAAAGTTTTCCTGGTAATGTTTGGCAAGTTCCCGCTTACAATAAGCACGCCAATCTTTGGATTGCAAAAGTAAACGGAACTGTTAAAACGTTATCTGAAGCTCAAGATATTGTTACAGCTGAAGTCACTTCTGCTCAAAACGCTTGGGACGCTGATAACGTTGAAGGCGAGACAGCTGAGCAGAAAAATGATAGACTAGGTGACAGACCAGCTGACATAACATTGACTGAGTAATAAGGAGAACAATGACCGAGTACAAAGGTATTAAAGGCGGCAAAGTTAGAAACTTTGACACGGATCCTGATAATCCGTATGTAGGACAGGTATGGTATAACCAGACCTTAGGGGATCTGCGTGTCCGTGCTACTACCTTAACAAGTGCTTGGGCTAGTGGTGGTAACATGAATACTGCTAGAGCAGGTTTAGCGGGTGCAGGAACACAAACAGCAGGACTTGCGTTTGGGGGTACACCTCCTATAACTGCAGTTACAGAATCTTACGATGGAACTAGCTGGACTGAAGTTAATGATTTAAACACAGCTAGAAAATTTTTAGAAGGTGCAGGAACTCAAACTGCAGCGTTAGCTTTTGGTGGAGAAATAACTGCAGTTCAAGCGTTAACTGAATCTTGGAATGGTACAAGTTGGACAGAGGTAAACGACTTAAATACTGCTAGGGATAGTTTTGCAGGAGCAGGAACACAAACTTCAGCATTAGGTTTTGGAGGAAATGATACACCAGATGCTACATATTATGTAATTACTGAAAGCTGGAACGGAACGTCTTGGACAGAAGTTGGTGATTTAAATACGGCTAGAGGTTTTACTTTAGGTGGAGCAGGAGCAGATAATACATCAGCGTTAGCATTTGGAGGTTACTTAGCTCCTCCAGGGGTTCAAACAGCAGTTACAGAATCTTGGAATGGAACTTCTTGGTTTGAAGTAAATGATTTAAATACTGCAAGATATAATCTAGGAGGGACTGGAATTCAAACTTCAGCATTAGCATTTGGAGGTCAAACTCCTAGTATAACAGCAGTAACTGAAGAATGGAATGGAAGTAGTTGGACTGAGGTAAATGATTTAAATACTGCAAGAGGAGCTTTAGGGGAATCAGGAACAACTGCAGCAGCACTTGCTTTTGGTGGATCTCCTGTAACAGCAGCAACCGAAGAATGGAACGCGAATTTTGGATATGGTGTCTGGGTGACTGGTGGAAGTATGAATACAGCAAGACAATCACTTGCAGGTTCTGGCGCTGGTACACAAGATGCTGCATTAGCTTTTGGGGGATTAGATACAGCTATAACAGGTGTAACTGAATCTTACAATGGTTCTGCTTGGGCAGAATTAAATGATTTAAATACTGCTAGAAGAAATTTATCAGGTGTTGGAACTTCAACATCAGCTTTAGCGGTTACAGGATCAACTCCACCAGTTACAGATGTAGCAAATACAGAAAGCTGGAATGGTACGAGTTGGACTGAAACTACAGATGTAAATACAGCTCGTTTTGGTGCAGCATCTGCAGGAGTTGATAATACTTCAGCTTTAATAGCGGCAGGTTATACACAAACAACTACATCAAATTCAGCACTTACAGAAATATGGAATGGTTCAAGCTGGACTGAAGTAAATGATGTAAACACTGCAAGATATGATGCAGGAGGTGTAGGAACAACTACAGCTGCTTTAGTTTTTGGTGGTGATGGTGGTTTTGCTCAAACAGAGTCTTGGAACGGAACGTCTTGGACTGAAGTTAATGATTTAAATACAGCAAGTGCTTATGCAGCAAGTATAGGAATTCAAACATCAGCTTTAGCTGCTGGTAAACTAACTGCTCCAGGCGCAAGAACAGCAGGAACAGAACAATGGAATGGAACAAACTGGAGTAATGTAAACGATTTAAACACTGCAAGAAGAAGTGCACGTGGATCAGGAACTACATCATTAGGTTTAGCATTTGGTGGAGAAGGTCCACCAATTACAGGTGCAACCGAAGAATGGATGGGTGACGGAATTATAACGGAGACGGTAACTTAATATGGCAACATACAAGGAAATATTTGGAACAGATGTAGAGGTCGTATCCTCAGACCCAGCGAATCCTGTAACAGGACAAGTTTGGTATAACACCACGACTCAACAACTTAAAGGCTATAAGCAATTTATAGGTAATGCTTGGTCTACGGGTGGAAATATGAATACGGCTAGAAAATTCCCAAGTGCTAGTGTTTCAGGAACGCAAACAGCGTCACTAGCTTTTGGAGGAGAAGTACCTCCTTTAACAGGGGCAACAGAATCTTATAATGGTTCTAGTTGGACTGAACTCAATGATTTAAATACAGCTAGATATTTTGGAGGAGGTGCAGGTACTCAAACAGCTGCATTAATGATTGGAGGAGAAACCCCAGCTTCAGCTTTAACAGAGTCTTGGAATGGAACATCTTGGACTGAAGTAAACGATTTAAATACGGCTAGAGGTAGATTTGCAGCAAATGGAACTCAAACTTCAGCATTAGCTTATGGAGGATGGTCTCCAAATTTAGCGGTTACTGAAAGTTGGAATGGATCAAGTTGGACGGAAGTAAACGATTTAAATACTGCAAGAAGATCTTTATCAGGAGCAGGAGCTGACAATACTTCAGCTTTAGCTATAACTGGATTTGGTATAACTACAGATACAGAACAATGGAATGGATCTTCTTGGTTTGAAGTAAATAATGTAAACACTGGAAGAAATGAGGCTGGAGGTTCAGGAACTGTATCTTCAGCTATATTATCTGGTGGAGATGTTAATCCTGGAAGAATAGCAAATACAGAAACTTGGAATGGATATGTTTGGACAGAAACAAATGATTTAAATACGGCAAGGCAAGGTTTAGCTAGTTCTGGAACAGCGGCATCAGCTCTTGTATTTGGTGGACAAATTACATCAGGTTATACAGCAGCAACCGAAGAATGGAACGCAAACATTGCTGTAGGTGCCTGGGTTACTGGTGGGAATTTGAATACGGCGAGAAATCAATTAGCAGGAGCAGGGATTCAAACAGCAGCTTTAGGATTCGGTGGAAACACACCGCCAGTTACAAGTGCAACCGAATCTTATAATGGTACGTCTTGGTATGAAGTAAATGATTTAAACACTGCAAGAAGAGGTTTAGCAGGTGCAGGTACTAACACTGCCGCTTTAGGATTTGGAGGTCTTACAACAGTAAATGTTGGAGTAAACGAAAGTTGGAACGGCACAAGTTGGACAGAGTTAAATGATTTGAATACGGCAAGATCATTTTTAGGAGGTTGCGGAGCAACTAACACAGCAGCTTTAGCAGCTGGTGGAGAAACAACAGTTAGAGTTGGAAATACTGAAACTTGGAATGGAACAAGTTGGACAGAAGTAAACGATTTAAATACAGTTAGATATGGTCCTAGTTTAGTAGGTACAAATACAGCATCTTTAGCATTTGGTGGAGATGGACCAACTTTTACAGGAGTTACAGAATCTTGGAATGGAACTAGTTGGACAGAATTAAACGATTTAAACACTGCAAGAGGAGATATATCTGGAGTAGGTATTCAAACAGCTGCTTTAGCTTTTGGAGGATCTACAGGATCTCAACTTGCAAATACTGAATCTTGGAATGGAACTAGCTGGACAGGAGTGAATGATTTAAATATAGCAAGAAGATCTTTAGGTGGGGCAGGAACTAATACTGCAGCACTTGCTTTTGCGGGATTTATACCAGCTCAAACAACAGCAACCGAAGAATGGTACGGAGACGGTAAAGTAACTGATGTTATTCAGTCTAGTTAAACCTTGCAATATTTTCTAAATAAGTTATACAGTTAGGAAACATAAAGGATTAGAAATGACAAAAAAAACAGTTAAAGATTTAATCGAAAAAGAAGAGACTCATTTAAATAATTTGTTAGAGGTTGAAGACCTTAATTCATTTAAAGGTATGGTAGATGAGTTAAGAGATACTTGGACTAAAAAACAAATGTTTAGAACAGAAACTGAAGCAAGATTTTCTGTCCTTCAAGATAACCGATACCCAACTAAAGCTTCAAAATATTGGCAGTGTGTTCGAGAGCAAGCAAGTTATTTAGATAACTTAATGACTTTATCATTTGATTACCGAAGAAATGAAGCAAAAATTAAATGGTTAGAAGGTAAAGTTCAAACAGAAAAAGATGACTACAAACTCACTAAATATGAAATAGATTTAGATGAATGTAAATTTGCAAAAGCTTCTATGGAAAAAGTTGCAAAACATAGAATGCGTGAAATTAAAATGTGGTCTAAATTAAAAGCAGAATTTAATGATGGATCTTTTAATGATAAAGATGTTAACGAACATCAATTAGAATCTTACGGAAGACAGTATGCTGAAAAAGCAAAACAGTTAACCGAGCATTCTTCGGATACCGATAAATTTAACGTTCTAGGTCAATTACAATCTTTACAAAGAATTAAAAAATCTGGTGAGTTAGAAAGTAGTTACCAAAAAAAAGAACAAATTGAACAACATGGAAAGCCAAAATCTTAAATTTGATTTTGTATTTTTAGGTCAATCAGTTTTAAAATATCAAGTACCGTTAGATATTTTTCATTCGATTAATCAAATCTACGAACAAAATTTTCATAGACTAGCACCTGCTAATAAACAATTAGTAGGTAAAATAGAAAACGAGCATAGTTTGTTTTATGGTGGACACGATGAGTCTAAAATGAAACAACATAATATGTTGCCAAAAAATATTACTGATTATTTTTTAAAGATATTTCAGCATTATTTAGCCTTTAATAAAATTAGAGATTATGATATGCACCTAAATTCAATTTGGGTGAATGAGATGAAAGAACACGAATATAATCCTGCACACATTCATAGAGGGATGTTGTTTACTGGTTTATCATCAGTGATGATTTTAAAATTACCATCAACTTATGGTCGAGAATATTCGAATGCAGAAATACCACAAAACGGCAGACTACAAATATTAGGTGCTGCTAATGGTCAGTTTGCAAAAATAGATTACCAACCGCCAATGGATTTAAGAGATTTTTATGTGTTTCCATATGATATGAGACACTGTGTTTATCCATTTAATGGAACCAATGAGACAAGACGAACACTAGCTGCAAACTGTGATATACAGTTTGACCCAATTAAAAACAGAGGAGCAATATGATAACGGAACCTAGGTGGAAATCGTATATTGTAGAAACCACTACACCAATCTTTACACCTGAACAATGTAAATTAATTATTCAAGCAGGACGAGCTGAACCCAAACAAGATGCACAAGTTGGAAGTGGTAAAGGTATTAAAGGTGGAGTGATAGATACTAAAACTAGAACGTCACATATTAGTTGGATCCCATTTAAAAAGATGATTGATATGTATAAAGATATTGAACGTATTATGAAAACAACCAATGGTAATCATTTTGGTTTTGAAGGAATGCAGCTTACAGAACCTGCACAGTATACCGAATATCCTGAAGGTGGATTTTATGATTGGCACGTGGATAATGATGTCAATTGTCAACACGAGCCACCAGTAAGAAAAATATCTATGACTTGTTTATTATCTCCAGAATCTGAATTTGAAGGTGGAGATTTAGAATTAATGTCAGAAGGTAAGATTGCAAAATTAAAACAAGGGCACGCGGTATTTTTTGCATCGTTTATTAGACACAGAGTAAAACCAGTTATCAGAGGACATAGAAAATCTTTGGTGATGTGGTTTGGAGGAACTCCATTTAAATGAGAGATTTACATTTTCCAACACCTATTTATATATTTGATTATAAGGATCCATCTTTAAATCAACAATTAGAAAAAGATATTGTTGCTTGGTCTAATCAAGATAAAGGTGTGACTAGAACTAATATTCAAGGTTGGCATTCTACAACAGATATGAATGTTAGACCTGAATATAAAAGATTAGTAGATGCTTTATATGAAGCACAACATATAATTTACGAACAAGAACATTTAGCCAGTGAACCTTTTTTAGGTAATATGTGGGCCAATATAAATCCACCAGGTGGAATGAACAGAGCACATATTCATCCTAATTCTTTATGGTCTGGTGTTTATTATGTTAAAGCACCAGAAAATTCTGGACAATTAAAAGTAGAAGATCCAAGATCAGTTGCATTGATGGTACGACCTAGAATGAAAGAAGGTAAACCTCCACAAAGATTATGGAGAGAAGCAAGTTATGATCCAAAACCAGGTAGACTAATTATGTTTCCATCTTGGTTAAATCATTGTGTAGATCCTAATAACTCTAATGATATTAGAATATCTGTATCATTTAATTTTATGCAAAAATGTTTTATGGTGTAATATGTTTCAAGAGAAAAAATATCAAGTAATTAAACAAGCTTTACCTTACGAGTTAGCTAATTTTATATTTAATTATTTTTTACTTAAAAGAGATGCAACTGCTTTTATGTATCAAAATAATATTCATTCAGAATCTCCAATATTAGGAACTTGGGGAGATACACAAATACCTAATACCTTTTCTTGTTATGGTGATTTTGTAATGGATACATTGTTAGTAAAGATGTTACCTGTTATGAAACAACATACAGGATTAGAATTAATTCCAACTTATTCTTATGCAAGAGCATATAAAAGAGGTGATGAATTAAGAAGACATAAAGATAGACCAAGTTGTGAGATATCTTGTACTTTAAACTTAGGTGGCGATCCTTGGCCTATATTTATTGATGGAACTGGCTCAGATAATGTTATTGATGAATATAAGAAAATCATTAAACCCAACGCTCCAGAAGGCACAAAGGTATTGCTTGATGTAGGCGATATGTTAGTATATAGTGGCTGTGACCTAGAACATTGGCGAGAGCCATTTGAAGGAAACATTTGTGGCCAAGTATTCTTACATTATAATCATGTAAATGGCCCATTTGCGAACAAAAACAAGTTTGATGGCAGACCTATGCTAGGACTACCATCCTTTGTAAAATAGTATTATAATGGAGTCATATGCTACAAAAAATAGGTTTTCAACCAGGATTCAATAAACAGATCACTGAAACTACAGCTGAAGGACAATGGGTAGGCGGTGATAATGTACGTTTTAGATATGGTACACCTGAAAAGATAGGTGGCTGGGCACAGTTAGGTGAGAATAAATTAACTGGTGCAGCAAGAGCCATGCATCATGTTGTTAATAATTCAGGAACTAAATATTCAATTATTGGAACAAACAGAATTTTATATGTCTATACTGGAGGTGTATTCTATGACATTCACCCAATTCAATCGACAACTACTTTAACAAATGCATTTACCACGGTCAACGGATCAGTTTCAGTTACTATTA